TATTAATCTATTCAATTGAATATTTTTATGAATCAAAAACTGGAGAATCTTCAGTAATCGTTTCTGTAGGATCAATTCTAGCATTATGGGGTATTTATTTGGCTCATGTAATAACACATAATCGTGCTAAATTTGTTACAGTAATAATGTATTTTCTAGTGTTATTATCATTTGCAACTACTACATTATCTATTGCGGCAATATGTTATTATGTTTTTGTTGATAGTGGTAAATCGTTTCTAGAAAATATAATTGATGGTGGGCCAATATTATATTTGGTATTATTTGTATTATTTGGACCATTTATTCTAGCATTTATGTTATCTGGTCGTGGACATAGTACAATATTTATGATGAAATCATTTATTGCCTATTTATTATTTGTGCACATGCAAATTGCTTGGTTTGGTAGTTATTCATTTGCTAGATTATGGGATTTGAGTTGGGGAAATAGACCAGCAAGTGAATTAACTGAAGTAAGTACTGAACAACGGAAAAGTATGCAAAAAAAATTTAAAGAACAGAGTCTAAAAGTATTAATTGCTATTATTATTTTGAATGCAATTGTATTTTTTCTACCAAAAAAAATACAATTAGTTCTTTTAGTAATATTCTTTGTATCTGCAGCAATACAAATGTGTTTCTCGTTTATATTTGTATTAATCAAATATATTGATAAAATAAGATTTCTTTTTAATACTTGTTATGCATCAATAAAAGCTAAAAAATTAAATCATGAAGAATCTATGAATAGTTCTGAAAGGAATGAAATAGATTTATTAGTATAAATTAAGCTAAATTTTTTTATTCACAAATAAAATTGAATTTTTAAATTATAAAAAATTATATTGATATTATATGTAAAAATAAAGCGAAAATACTTTAACTAAAATTAGTATGAATTGTAATATAATTACAATATTAGTAATATTAATAATTTATATGTTATACATAACTAATGCTCAACCTACTAATAATATAACAAATACAACAACAAACCAACCATTATTAAATATTTCCCAAATTAGTACAGATCCAAGTTGTGATAATGGAATAATAAATGGTAGTATATGTTGTCCCATTTATTGTGAATTTTGTACACAAACTATTTGTAAAATATATATAATAGATAATTCTACAAATAATGATATAAATAATCAAACGATAATAATACCAGATAGTTGTTGTGGTAATAGTATTAAATTAATGAATATTTCATGTGATAATGCAATGGCTCCTTGTATAATTAATTATAATTCTAGATCATCTAATAAAATAACAATACTAGAAATATCATTAATTATAGGTTGTTCTATTCTTGCAATACCAATTTTATATTATATGTGTTTTGTTATTGGAGAAAAAAAACCCCCAGTAGATTATAATGATATAAAATATGGTAATTTTACTAATTAAGAATAAATTTTTTAACATTAAAATTGCCACCATATTGTAATGTTTTTTTATTCCAGTAAAAATAAGTACCAATAAAAGTTATTATAATAATAGAAATTGCAATAACAACACGCATTTTTCTATTCTGTTTAATTATTATTTTTTTATCTTGTTCTTCCAATGCTTGATCATCTGCAGATTTTAATTCCTTATCAATCATACTAGTTTCGTACATAAATCCAATAATAAGTAAACTAAGTATTGCTAAATTCCAATGTAAATCTAATTTTGTTGTAGATATAAACCAAATATATCCAATTAAACTATATAATACAACAGTATAAATATCATTAATTCCAGCATGTTCATTTATTATAATTATCATTGTTAAATATCCGATAATATGTTGCATTGTTCTATTATTTTCTAAAAATTTACTTAGTTGACCAGAATATAAATCTTTTGTATAATTGTTAGCGATAACAATATAAAAAATCAAAAGTGCTTTAGATAGTGAAATTTTCGATTTTCCTAGATATTTTAAATTTATTGTTTTTTTTAAATAATTCATATATTATTTAAAAAGATATTTACTAAAAAAATTGATTTTTTTATTTATTAGTTAACCTTGTTATAATTATAATATATTTTAGAAATATTTATTATAGTATATAAATAAAATGTGTGGTATTTGTGGATTTATTGGTAATTGTGATGGTTGTGAACCATCATTTTATGGTCTGCGAATGTTATTAAATAGAGGATATGATAGTTGTGGTATTTGTAGTATAATGGATAATAAATTTAAAATGCATAAATATGCAAGTACAGAAAATGAAAGTGCAATAAATATACTAGAAAAATATAAAAATATGCATATTGGAGCAAAATTATTAATGATGCATACACGTTGGTGTACTACTGGAGCGAAAACAGATATCAATGCACATCCTCATTTAGATTATACTGGAAAATTTGCAATAGTACATAATGGTATAATTGAAAATTATTCTGAAATTAAGGCTAAATTAATTAAAGAACATAATATTAAGTTCAAATCAGAAACAGATACCGAAGTAATTGTCAATCTAATTAGTGTTAATTATAATAAATATAAAGATATTAAAGAAGCAATGAAAAAATCATTTAATATATTAGAAGGAACTTGGGGTTTAGTATTATTAACATTAAATGAACCAAATAAAATGTATTGTGCTAGACATGGTAGTCCATTATTAATTGGTTATAGTGAATCATTTATAATGGTTGCTTCTGAACAAAGTGGATTTTCTAAATATGTTAATAATTACATTTGTATGAAGGATAATGATATTACTATAATCGAAAATAATGATAATAAACTAAGTGTCAAGCAAGAATATGAATATGAACTTAAAAGTGTTACGATAGAAAATGTCGCTAATACTCCTGCGCCTTATCAATATTGGACTATTAAAGAAATAAATGAACAGGATCAATCTGCTTTAAGAGCAATGGGTAGAGGTGGAAGAATATTAAATGATAATGAAGTTAAATTAGGTGGTTTAGAAGCACATAAAAATGAACTAAAAAATATTAATAATTTAATAATACTTGGTTGTGGTACATCTTATCATTCTGGTTTACATGTGCTAAATACTTTTAAAGAAATTTCTTATTTTAATACTGTACAAATATTTGATGCAGGTGATTTTAATAAATATGATATTCCTAAAAATAATAAAACTGTTTTGATATGTATTTCACAATCAGGTGAAACAAAAGATTTACAAAGAGCATTAGAAATTGGAAAAGATAATAGTTTAAATACAATTGGAGTAATAAATGTTGTTGATTCACTTATTGCAAACGAAGTTGATTGTGGTGTATATTTAAATGCTGGAAAAGAGATTGGAGTAGCATCAACTAAAGCATTTACATCACAAGTAATCGTTTTAAATATGATTGCAATATGGTTTGCACAAATTAAGAATAAAAATCAAATTAAAAGAAATAAAATTATTCAAGCGTTACGACGATTACCAATTGATATAAAGAATACTTTAGAAATTGTAACAGAAAAAGCGATGGAAGTGGCAAAATATTTAGTAAATAGAAATAGCTTATTCATTCTTGGTAAAGGAAATTTAGAATCTGTAGCAAAAGAAGGAGCATTAAAAATTAAAGAGATTGGATATCTACATACTGAAGGATATAGTACTTCTGCACTAAAACATGGTAGTTATGCTTTATTAGAAGATAATTTTCCAGTAATTATTTTAAATCGAAAAGATGATTTTTTTAAACGTAATAATTCAGTTGTAGAAGAACTTAAATCTAGAAACGCATTTGTTATTGGGATTAGTGATGGTAATTTGTCTGATAAATATAATATTACTATTAAAGTTCCTGAAAATAAACATTTTTTTGGTTTACTCAGTGCATTAGTATTACAACTAATATCATATTATTTAGCATTGTATAGAGGAAATGAAATTGATTTTCCAAGAAATTTAAGTAAAACTATTAGTGTTGATTAAAATTGAATATATTTTATAATAAAATAAATTCAATATGATAGTGTTTAATAGTTAAACTAATAAATAAATTATATTTGTATAATAAATGAGATGGCATATAAATTTAGATTATATATTTTATTTAGTAATAATAATAATTGTAAGATTTTTGACTCCAGAATATAATTTATTTTTAAAAATAATTACATTAGATAGTCTATATTCAACAATACATTTTTTTAAAACTTTTATTAATAAAAATATTAGAGAAAATCAAATATTAAATTTATCAACATCATTGTATAAATATACTGTAATTGATAGATATATATACTATTTTTGTCAATTTATAATTTATAAATTTATATGCTATTATTTTTGGATTAGTAATTTAAATCTATTATATTATGGTATTTTAATTTTTACTATTCCATCAATATTAAATAATACATTAATAAATAATATAATTAGAATAATAAGAAGACAAAAAGAAAATATTATAAAACTAGTAGCAGCAAAACAATTTGCCTTACTAATTAAATTAGTAGCAAAAATATATCTGAAAAAAGATATAAACGTTAAATATCGTGAAATATTGCCACTATTAAATAATTATAAAGATACCGTTAACTATTCGACTGAAATAATAAAAAATATTCTTATAATAATTTTATTATCATATTTAAAAAATTACTCTCCAAATTTTTATTATCGAATTACTAAGTACTTTTATGCTTATAAAACTGGAGATATATTAGAGAGTTATAATACAGAATCTGCAAAAACACAATTAATTGATATAATTAATAATAAAGAATGGGATAACTTTTTAAAACCAAATATATATCAAGCAATATTCTACTTATACCAAATAAATAAAGAGAAAAATGATTTCTTTAGAGATTGTATTTTTAAATTTAATTATCAATTATTGAAAATGTTTACATTATGGACACTATCTTCTTTTCTAAATAATATATTTATAATTCCATTGGTATCATTATTTATAATAATTTACAGAAATAATAAAATTACCATTAATTTTGAATGTATTAAAAATTTTATTTGTAATATATTAATCATAATTTTAGGTTCATGTATTGGATATAAATATCATAGTTATTTTTTAACTAGTATTATTTGCCAATTTGGATATATGACTTTAATGAATCCAATAACCAAAAATATCTATAAATTCATTACTAAAAAGGTAATTAAAAAATTAATAATATTCCACCATAAAAATATAAATAATATTATTATTGCTATTATTAATGGTATATATGTATTTATATTTAGTAAAATTATTAGTTCCTATACAATAATATTAGTAACTATTAATATATTTTATGGTATTATTATAGATAATTATAAAAAAAAATATATATTATTAGGCTTATTACTAATAAATTGTATACAATCTAAATATAATATGATACATATAGCATTTTGTACAACAATAATGTGTTATATAGTCATAGTAATTGATAGAAAAACTATAAATATTGTAATAAAATTAATTTACAATTTCTATAAAAATAATAAAAAAAAATTAGAAAAAAATCAAAAAGAAAAAATAAATAATATTAAAAATAATATAATTGATTATAATATATTTGATCTACCAGATAATAAATTTATTGAAGCAATTAGTATAGAATCTAATAAAGATAAAAATTTACTAATAATTAATGTTAAAAATATAGAAAAAACCGATATAATCAATAATTATTTAACCTAAAATTTAAAATATTTGACTGTAATAATTGTCTTAATTTTTTTGGAGAATTATTAGTAGCTTTAGGTAAATTTTGACGTTCATTATAGTAATTATTCTTTTTAGTTTTAATTTTTCTTTTGATATCATTAAATAGTAATTTTGTAGGATAATTATCTAAAGCTATTTTTTTTGAATTAAGTCTAGCAGTTATATTTAATTTATCAAATCTATTTATTACATTATTCCAATTTTTGAACGTTTTATCAAAAAGTTTTATTTCATTTTTAATAATATTATTTTTTGAGTTTAGTAATTTATTATATATTTTTACTACAGCATTTTCCCAGGTATTGTTTTGTAATAATTTAGAACGAATATTGAGATCTTTTAATTTATTTAAAATATTACTCCACGGAATATTATTACTATATAATATAGGTTCAATTAATTGTTCTAATTTTTTATTAATACAATTTATTGGGGCAACAATTAAAACATTACACATTGCTAATTCTACTAATAATAATTCATCTTCATTTGGGTTTGTTACAAAAAAAACATTAGTTTTCCCATATTCATCATATCTATCAATTATATATTGTTTTATTTCTTGTTCAATTGTGTTATTCTCTAAATCATAATAATTAAATTGATTATATTTTTTTACTTTAATGATTATATCAACTATATTTTTATATTTTATAGAAAAATTTATTATTTTTTTTAATGTTTCATCGTATATATCAAATCCATTCCTATAATTATCGACATGACCAATCAAAATATTAATACTATTAAATGTTTGTTGTGGTTTACAAAGTTTATCATCAGCCAACCAATTAATACATAATGATTTATTATTATTTATTTTACATAAACCTGGTCTTATATAAAATATTATATTTTCGTTACCAATATGTATATTTGTATAATTTATACTACATATAGTATATTTTGTAAAATCTTTTAATTTATGTATATATAATTTATTTTTTCTATGAAAACCTTTATTGTCAACAAGAATTGTAAAATCAACTTTTGGATATTCTTTTTTAAATAAATATTTCTTGTTATTGTTTTTATTTTTTGTTGTATAATAATCCATATAAATTTTTACTTCATTCATATTTTGTAAATACATATAAATTATATAAGCCCACAATTCAAATCTATTTATACATTTTTTATAATCAAATGTTGGTTTTTTCATCATATATGGTGTTAATATTAAGATCTTCATTATTAATTAATTAAAGTTAATTATTTAATAGATAACAAAATTATAATAAAATTGAAATTTAAATATAATATAAATTTAGTTTTTATATTTGATTATATACTATATCATAATATTCTAAAAATGGCAACAAAAAAAATTACTAAAAAAAATATACAAAAACATAAAAATGATTTAATTGAAGAAGATAATAATAATTTTATGGATTATAAAGAAACTACACCATTACCATTCAATTGGAATGAAACAATTGAAAATGAACCAAAAAAATTTATAAGTGTATTAGATTTTAATCGTGAAGAAATAAAAAAATTAGAAGAAAAAAAAGTATTAGATTTATCTACAGAAGATCTTATTAAAATAGTTATTCGTAGAGGTGAAATAGAAAAAAATCCTCCTATTTCTAGAGGTGTTAGTAAAGTTCTCCAACAAATTAATCTTGAAACTATTGGTAAATCTGATAAAGCAAGAAGAGGACGTTTTAGAGGTCATACGAGATTTTCTCGTAATAATAATCGTGGTAAAAGAGGTAGAGGTCGTGGTAGAGATAATTTATCTAGTAGAGTAGATGATATGATTTAATTTATTTATATTTATGATATTATTATTATTATTATCTAAATAAATAATAATGGTATATATTTATCCAGATATATCTGATGAAAAATTTTATCAGAGAATTAATAATAAATACAAAAAATATTACATTAGTAAAAAAAAGAAATCATTTAAATCAATCTGTTTCCCAAAAGAATTTAATTTACAAATACAACAAAAATTCTTAGCAGAGTATATTAATCCTAAATCACCTTATAAAGGAATACTTATATTCCATCGTATTGGTGCAGGTAAAACTTGTACTGTAATAAATATTTGTGAAAAATGGAAAAAAATAAGAAAAATTATAGTTGTAGTACCAGCATCATTAGTTGGTAATTTTAAGAGTGAATTGAGAAGTCTTTGTGCTGGTAATGCATATCTAACTAATAATGAAAGAAATAAATTAAAAACTCTACATCCATCAACAAATGAATATAAAGAAATTATTATGAAAAGTAATAAAAGAATTGCTAAATATTACAATATTTATTCCTATAATAAATTCGTTTGTCTTGCAGAAAACAATAAAATAAATTTAAGAAATTCAGTATTAGTTGTTGATGAAATACAAAATATGGTGTCAGAGACTGGAAAACATTATCAAGTATTATATGATACAATTCATAATGCTCCACAATCATTAAGAATAATATTGTTATCAGCTACACCAATGTTTGATAAACCAATTGAAATTGCGTTAACTATGAATCTATTGAGGATACCATTTGAATTTCCAACTAACAAAATATTCGAAAAAATGTTTATCAAAAAAATAGAAAATAAAAGAACTGGTAAAATATATTATAGTGCAAAAAATTTAGATATTTTTAAAGAAAGAATTAAAGGATATATTAGTTATTTTCGAGGAGCACCACCTTATGTTTTTCCAGAATCAACAATAAGATATGTTAATTGTATTATGGATGATTTTCAATATAAAAGTTATTTGACTGTATTAAAAACAGAAACAAAAAAAATAAATAATCCAGGAATAAGAACGTTTAGAAAAGGTGGTATACTGAAACTACCGAATGATTTTTTTATTGGTTCTAGAATTATATCAAATATTGCTTACCCTAATAAAAGTATAAATGAAGATGGTTTAGATTCTCTTTATGGAAAATGTTTAGAATTACACAATTTAAAAAAATATTCTACAAAGTTTGTTAATATTTTAAAAAAAATAAAAAGAGCATGGGGTCCAATTTTTGTTTATAGTAATTTTAAAGAATATGGTGGTGTAAGAAGTTTTATTAAAGTATTAAAAGCATATGGCTATTTAGATTATACTAAATATGGTGAAGGTAGAAAAAGATTTGCATTATGGACTGGTGATGAAAAAAGTGAAATAAGAGATGAAATAAAAGATGTTTATAATCAAGCGTCAAATTATAATGGTAGTAAATTAAAAATAATTGTAGCTAGTCCATCAATTAAAGAAGGTGTCAGTTTATTAAGATGTCAACAGGTACATATATTAGAACCTTATTGGAATTGGAATAGAATGGCACAAGTTATTGGTAGAGCAATTCGTTATTGTTCTCATAAAGATTTACCAGAAGAAAAAAGAAGAGTAAAAGTATATATTTATTTAGCAATACATCCAAATGAAAAAGAAACAGTAGATCAATATATCATGAGATTAGCTCTTAAAAAAAATAAAATAATAAATCAATTTGAAATAGCGATGAAAGAAGCAGCAATTGATTGTTCTTTATTCAAAAATGCAAATGTATTTAAAGGAGAAAATAATATCAATTGTGAAATTTAATATAATCTAATAATTTTATATTTATATATAATATATAATTTATTAATGAATAGAAATTACGCTAATATTATTCTTAATATACTTTCAGTTGTTGCTTTAGTTGTTATAATTTGGATCATAATGAATAATATGAAACCAAAAGTCATTATAATTGAAAAAAAAAATAAAGAAAATTTTAAACAAGATAACAAAGTTCCAAGAAACTTTTTATTACAAAAAAATAGATACTTACAAAAACCATTGGATTGGCAAGTAAAATATGAACCAGGTGCTAATGGCACTTGTGGTGATGTATTATGGCATTATATGTCTCCAAGAATGATATTAACTGATAATTGTTTAAAACGTAATGAATTAAATAGTAATTATGTAGCACCAACTGGTATTAAAGATGAATTAACGGCAAGTTATGATGGAACAAAAACTCAAAATAATTTATTAGATAAATATAATTTATTGTATAATGAAATTGCACCAGCAGATTCTAATGCAAGTTATTATAATTTTCCACATACTTTATCTGCAACAATGAATAATGGTATAGTACCAGTGCAAGAAAGTTATGTTAATAAATTAGTTGAAGATTCATCTAAATGTGATTGTAGTGAGTCTAGAAATAAAATATACAATTTTCATTAGGAATAAGTTCGTCAATTTATTAAAAAATATATATAAATATAAGAATATGATAAGTCTTAATAGAATTCTCATTTTATTACTATTGATAGCTTTACTTTATGCATTATATAAATATCAACAACAAATAATTGATAAAGAGGAAGCAGAATATAAAAAGAAAAGAAAAATAAAATCTATTAATAATAAAGTGATTGAAAAGGATGATATATCAATTGATAATATAAGTCAATTTAGTCTTGGTTCATTAGAAGATATAAAATCTAATTTATACAAACAAGATTCAATACTAGATTCTTTAGATTCAAACAGTTTAGGAAGTCTTGGTAGTATGGCTGAAACTTATAGTTTCTTAGATTCACAAGAATAATAATTAATCTACTAAAAATAATTTTTGATGTTTCATGAAAAAAATTGATTTTTAAACATAATAATAATATAGACTTAAGAATTAATAATATATTATTTAAGATGAACAACAAACAAACTGAACATAAAGTGGCGAATAAACTTACTGAAAAGGCTGGTTTAATATTTAATATTAATACGTTTAAGAATAGTATGAAAACTTTTTTTGATTCACATGATAAAGAAAAACCTAAATTTTCAGGTGCACATGTTGCTATTACTGCCACTATACAAAAATTATGTCAAATTATTATTATGAATACTAAACATTTAACAAATAAAGATAAAAGTGGTTTAAGAACAATCACTAGATTACATTTTAAATCTGCAATATTACAAAATGATGGATTAAAAAAATACTATGGTATAAAAGCTACTACATTTAATAAAAATTATGTCTATAGTGATCAAATGCCAATAAGTAAAGTTCATTTCAATGAAGTTGTAACAAAAGTTAACAAAGAATTACAAGTTACACCTAAAGCTTACAATTTCATTTGCTTTTTATTGACTGAAGCATATCTAGATATACTTAATACTAGTTATCAATTTATTTCTTATGCAAAAAGAAAATCTTTAGATGGAACATCAGTAATTTATTCAGTTAAAAATAGATTTGAAGATGATATTAGTTCAAAAATATGTGAAGAAATTAATAAAACAATGAAAAATACAGGTGATAAAAACTTTGAAGATAATGAGGAAGAACAAAAAGAAGAAAGTGAAGAAGATGATGAATTAGAAGATGATGAATCAGATGATGAATCAGATGATGAATTAGAAGAAAAGAAAACAAAAAAAGTAATTAAAAAAAATAGTATTAAAAAAAAAAAAAAAAAAACAAAAAAAAAAAAAAAAAAAAAAAAAAAAAAAAAAAAAAAAAAAAAA